TGTAGCCTATTCTATAATCCTTTTAGCCGTGTGGTGGAAATCTCAATGTTGCAAGTGCGAACCAAAAGAAAGAAAATATAGACTGATATTTAATTATATATACACAATATTTATATTGTGCGTTATGTTTTATGTCGGCTATAGAACTAGCCATATTATATATACTCCCACTGGACTCCATTGGGATAATGGGAAGATTGATTTATCTATTTTAGATCACAATCTTTACATTGTTAGTAGTGCCCCCGTTGGTATTAATGTTAAAATTTGTAACATCGACATCAACAGTTTTAATGACGCTAGAAATTTTGTAGAATGTAGTTACCTTGATGGAAACGATTGGTGGTTTAATGTAACAGTTGCCCCCGGTACGTCTGAATTCAGGCGAATTTACTACGTGATGGATATCCTTGTCGATAGACTAAGAGACGGATCTCTAGATTTCCTTAAAGCAAAATTTTATATTTCTTTTGATAAAGCTCATACCAGTTACCTCGAGTACCTTGAATATTTAATTCAACCTACTTGTACGTATACTGATAACTTTGAAGTACACCGTTATTGCAATCCACATACATATATTGATGCAGATTTACTTCGTAAATTCCATATATTTCAATTCATTGGTATGGTTGAGAGCCAAGGTTGTGTTTATTTAATAAACTTAACCCGAGCTTGTTTAGCCATTGCCCTTTTATTCGTAATATATTGTGTTTTTAATAGGAGAAGTATCTTCAAACGAAGATATAATGTATTTGATTATGTTATGTGCAATAACGACAGGTTAAATCAATCAAACCTGCAAGGTTTGACACGCGAAGTCATTCATGAACTTAGTTATTTTAAGGAATTACAACCGAAAGGAATTAAATATTACCATATAATTAAGGGAGCAAATGTCTTCGAAACCGTGTATTTGAGTATATTGAATATGCGGAAGTTATTAAAAACTGATCCCAACCATGATGTTAATGAGAAATTAATTGACTATATAATACTTATAGCAACTTTTTACGAGTTTCATGCACTAAACCGAACTGTCGGCTTTACTAAGGAAGGGAAAAAAGGGAGTAATAAAGGAATCAAAACATCGCATAGAAACTCTTCTGCTTTGAATAAAGTTAATCAAGTGTCTTTTAAGAAAGCACCATATACTGTTCAAACAAGGAGTGGAAGTGATGCAACATATGATAAAGTTTATTCTGCTAAAGAGCTTTCTGACCTAGCTGGTAGGGAAGATCTTACAGCTGAATATTTCTCTGGATTGGTTGAAGGTTCTGGATTTAGATCCGTTGAAGATTTTAATGACATGGTGGAGTATTTCGAAGGCCAGTTTGACGACAATTACTATGCTACAGATTACTACGGTGATTTTGGTGAAACAAGATACATCGGAGCAAATGGGCAATGGATTGATGAAGATACTGAAGTAGAATATAATAACCAAGAACTGAATTATGATTCAGATGAAGAAAATAGAAAACGACAAATACGTGACGATGAGATGTCCGAACGCTATGCAACCTTTAAAAGAGAGTTGGAAGAGCGTGGTGATATTGATTGGGCAGATGAATATGAGGAAGAAGGGAAACCTAATAACTTTGTAATCTTAAATGCCGCAACGTACCACGATATTGTTGAGTATGTTAGACACAACGCTGTTTTGATAGTATATCGTAAATATGACGAAGTAAGCTTACCCGCTTTAAAAGAAGGTGGAAATTACTATGGTCCTTTATTGGCCCAGGTTATTGCCTCAAAGTTAAAACGAGGTGGCGAAAAAGTCAATTTTATTGATTGTCTTGATACTAGTGTTGAACGACAAACTTTTCTACGTTCCTATAGATCATCTTTTAATTATACACAAGAGGGTAAACCCCAATTGATTGAGATCCCTCAGACGCAACATGTACCAGTAGTTGAACAAGAAATTGTTCAGCCTGAGCTCATATTGCTCCCTGACGAACCTCGTATATTTGATATTGAGATTCTTCCTATGCCTGTTAAGGTTGAGAGGAAAAGCAATAATGTTTATACTGTCACATATGCTATGAATAAGTATCGTGATGGAAATGTTAGAACTGCTCTTCTTCCTAAACCAAAGGAAATAATCCCTGAATCAAACCTTCCAGTTCCTCCACCAAAAAGTGTTGAACCTGCTGTACCAAAACCTAGTAAGAGACGTAATAGAAAACGACCTGAACCTGCTTTAGTACAACAACAACAACAACAACCCCCTATTGCACAACCATTACCCGTGGCTGTGCCTGTGCAACAACCAATGGTTGTTGCTCAACCCATTAAACCCGCAGTGAATTTCAAAAATAAACCTGTGGCAACAGCCGAGATCATTAAATCTTTTTTTGATAAGACTGGTAAAACTATTGCCGATTTTAAAGCTATATATTTTATACCAAGTCCTGTCCAAGGAAAGAAGGAAGATTTAGGTAAATACGCATATAAGTGTTTTAAGGAAGAGGAAGCTCGACCTAAACCACAAAATGTCCACGTGTTTAGTGCGCAACCTGTTGCACAACTTGAACCCCAAATTGACCCAGAAGCCAAGATGAAGGGAACAATTACCTTAGCAACGGATATTAATCCCTACGTTGGATATATAATACGATCCATCGATCCTAAAGTTATTGTCCCTCCTGTTTCCAATGATGACTTCTTGTTACATTGCACCGGAATTAAAACCGAAGGTCGATTAGGATTTATTACAGCCAAACATGGCTATGTAAATGCCCCAAGCAAATTTATAGTTAAAACTCTAAATCTTGACGGTATTGTCGTAGACAAGAGCAAAACCAATGCTATTGATTGTGGTAAAGATTTAATTTTTGTGGAACTCGCTGTTCCTGGTCTACGATGTTACTCTAGGCCAATGGAGCTAAAAGATGGACAAGTGAGGATAGTGGCGCATGCCACTGGATTCAATGGTTTTACGTCAAGCATATCTGCTTACATAAAACAGTCTGTCGTTTGGCCTGGCCAAGTTTTAGAGGCAGAATATAACTCCGAGCGCGGTACGTGTGGAGCACCTATACTTGATTGTGAAAATCATTTATATGGTATCCACATTGGAACGTGGCAGAGATCGAATGTCCTGTCAATGATACTTTGGTCCAATTTGGATTTTTAATGGAAGGCGGAGGTAGTGCGCCTGATGATACACTACCATTTCACCCATTGGTCCAGAATTCTTTAAAGATTTTGGAACCATCAGTGGTGTATGAACATATGCAATACTATGGAACATCTGAAGTGTGTAAAAACGCTGTTCCGAGTAGTCCAATTGAGAAAGATGACCCTGTATTTAGACAAATACTTGAGTCAAAGCCTCAATACTCAAAATTGTCAGAAATGGCGCAACATTGCTCAGCAATAAATGATAAAGATAGATATCTTAAGTCATTTAAGAAGTGTGATGTTCCCAACATAAAACCAGCAAATGAAGAATTAGCGCTCGCAGTCGAGTTCACTTTTCAAATGCTCAGTTACGCTGCTGGATATGGATCAACTAATAAAGTTGATTATAATCCACAAACGTCAAATGGTGTTCCTTACCAAAGGATGACCAATCCCGATACTGGAAAATTATTTCAGAATAAGGGGGAATTATTAAATTCAAGTATAGCCCAAGAGGAATTAGAAAGATTTTATACCCCCGTTTTTGGTGTCAATGGAAAAGTTGAATTACTTCCAAGAAAAGATGTAGAAATCGATAAAAAGATGCGCACTGTTTTTGGTGGTGATACGTCGTTTGTTATGAAACAGAAGATAATGTATGATAAAATGGACGAAAGGATGATTCAGAATTCTGAGAACTGGTATAAAAACTGGTCCAGATATGGTTTCGTAAGACAATATGGAGGATTTAACCGATTAGCATCTGCTCACTTAGAGCAAATGAAAAGGCGTTGTGACGTCATGAATATAGATTATAAATATATAATTCATGAAACGTCCGATGCTAGTGGATGGGATAGAACACTTCCTTTGATGGAAGAAGTTTATTTTATACGCAAAAAGTTATTCGGAAATATGTCTGATAAAGAAATTGCACTTCATGATTACATTACTAAGTACATATGCAAACCTTTTTGTGTAACGTACAAAGGTGAAATATATAGGAGGTTAGCAGGAAACTGTTCAGGTAGCGGAAAAACTACCACTGATAATACGATAGCTCATATTATAATTCAATTTTATAAGTTTATATGTTTATTTAAGGATAAACATGGAAGACTCCCTAAATATGATGATATTATTGAAGCTGTGGTTAATTCTCTGTATGGGGATGATAACTTTACATCTATTATTATCACTGAATGGATTCCTGAAAGTGAAATATCTGACGATATTGACTCAATGATAGAATATTATAAGAGTAGACATATCGCAATATATAAGGAATTTAACTTACAAGTTAAACCTTCACAGTTTGCTGTACAATCAACAATGGAAGGACTAGAATTTCTTGGTGGCTCCCTAACTTATAGTTATTTATATGACTCATGGTTAGCCCTGCCTAGAATGTCTAAAGTTGCTAGTACTTTAACTAAAATTATTGAAAAGGACCGAGATGTGATGCAATATGTATCAATAGTCGAAGCCGCTTATTCATTGACTTGGGGAATTAATTCCACCGAGTGTAAGTTAGTACAACAATATTTAGTGGACTTATCCGAGTACATTATCAGATCAGAAATGGCACAAGATTTGCCAACATCATCTATACAATTTCTTGCTAGCGTAGTTCTTGGAACATACCCTGGAGGCGCATTAGTCCTAGGATATGAAGCAAATGCAACTCATTTTTCCGATAAGTCAATTAATGACGATCGATTTTTTTTTTATGAGCCGCAATCCAAGTGGGAAAGGGAGGGTTTTAAAAGCGAGATGGAGAAGATAAATAGTGATATTTACTACACATATCAAACGTGTATTGATTACAAAGGGAAAGTGATTGAACTTTGTAGAAAATATACTCTACTACCACCTAATTATTTTTATAATAAAAGTGGAATGGACCATATGCCAACATTCATTTGTAATGCCGCGTTTCGCGGGAAAAGTTATGAGTCGAAAGGCCCAAGCAAAAAATTAGCTGAACATCAAGTAGCATTTAACATCTATTGTTCACTACTCGACTTTATGTCGAGTGGCGAAATTAAATTTGTTAGAAATGACTCACCAGTTCGGAAAATTACGAATGTTACATTGACTCCTAGACCTAAGGATATCTATGGGATCCCAGAGTACACTCCAGACGAAGCATATTTTATGCGGAATTTGGATGCACCTGAGAATTACCCTAAATTAGACAGGGGTAGAGAAATATATAAAAGGGAACCACCTAAAGAGGTGGACGTACCAAAAATAAAAGAGGAACCACGACGGGTAAGACCAGTGGAAGTACTCACAAGGGAACCGCTACGAGCGGATGTACCTTTACGCCGAACCACACAAAGTGTGGATGTAAGCCATTTTAAACAAGTAACCGAAAGGTGCAAAGTATTCATTGAGTCTCTGCGACAATATCGGGAAGATTTGGATTCCAATGACATTAAGTCATTAGTGTTAAATCCATTCTTCACATATTTCCAAGACACCCCAATGAGTGCCGTTAAATGCATTTCGAAAGTTGTTACACCATATTCAAATATTGAAAGTGCGAAAGCCTTTTATGATGAATGTCAGGATTTTTGTGGTCCTTTACCGCATCCTGATAATTTTATTACAAGATTGGTGTATTCAATGGATGATAACCTTTCAGCTGCTAGATTAGCAACCATGTTTAAGGAGGGATCATTTAATCCCTACGGAAATGGACAAACGACGCAATATACCATAACTCAACCAGTTATACAAAATGTAAATGGAGTATGGATATGTTCATCAACATGTCTTACACCTGGACCCATAACTATTATAGGAACAGGATCCGATGCCTTAACTGCATTTGATAACTGGCTGGAACAAGTAGTGTCCAAGATAACAATGTGGTCACCCACACTTGACATACCATTCCTGGCCAAATTAAAAACATTGCCCCCACCAAAAGATACGAATCATCCTTTGTATTATTTGTGGCACGATGAAAATGCTGTCCAAGGATTTATTCAAGAGTTTATGACCGGAGGTTTTAACCCCTATGGAAATGGACAACCGAATACTTTAACCCGAGGACAATGGATTGCTATGAATAAGAAAAACTTAGCCAATAAAACAAAGGCTCAAACTGAAACTATGTACCAATCGTACATAACTAAACGACGAAACCAATTAGCGCGAACTAAACAAAATATAGCGGCCGAATCAAAATCCCAAATAGGAACTCAAAATAAGAAGCAAAAAGCTTATGTTCCCAAGACAATGAAAACAAAGCAAAGTAATAATATGCAACAAACTGTAAGAGATATAATAAAATTATCCATGTGCGCAAAATTTTACGCAGCTGCGTTAGCATGTCCATTTTGGTGGTTAGATAAGTCATGCCATGTTAAAGTAGAATCTCTAGGGATACTACCAACTGAACAGCCATGTATACCAACAAACCCAACAGTAATGTCGAGGAAAATGAATTTTTTTCTCCGAATTGTAGCAGGTGTACAAGCTGATGGCAGTGCTTTTGTTGCATTTGCGCCAAAACGAATAGCAAACGACTACTCAACAGTATTTAATAATACAGCCCCATTATTATATTCATTATCTGCAAGCTCCTACGCTCCAGGATTCCCAGTGCTTGACACAGGAATTGCATGGACGGGAGGTGCCGCAAACCTAAATGGTGATTATAATAGCGCTGCAACTATTGTTAATGCTCTTGGGCAAGGGATACTATATCGGATAGTTGGTGCAGGTCTAAGAATAAGATATATAGGAAAACTGCTTGACGAATCGGGTATTGCACATTGTGTAATTGACCCAGATCATTATAGTTTAAGTGGTTTAAATATAAATCAGATAGGACAGTTTGAAACCTATTTTAATATGCAAGTTTCACCAGATTGGATTACCCTAACCTACACCCCTGTAGCAGAAGAGGAATTCCAATATCAACCAGACCCAATTAATAACCCAGCAGCAAATGTTGGGCGTACAACAGCAGAACACTTTATGGGAATTGCTTTTTCAGGCTTACCGCCTGGAGATAATATAGCAGTTGAAGTAATTGTTCACTATGAAGCATTAGGGAGACCCGTTAGAGGTAAAACTCAGACGCCTAGTGATGTAGTTGGGACTGGTATAGTGCTGAATGCAGTTGGTGAAGCAAAGCAGTTAGAAAATAATGACCCCGCAAATACTGTGAAGAGTATGATATCTAAGAATTTACCTGATATCACGATGGACACTGTAGGGAAGGGCATTAACTCCCTAATGGCATTCTTATAATTAAAATGAAATCGATACACA